GGTACGACGACGGGTGGGCATGACAACGAAGTCTGGGCGCCGAAGAATAGCATCAGGGGACGAGCTAGCAACGGCGTAGACGGAGGCAACCTCAGACATGGTCATCATGGCAGTGCCAACAAGAATCTCAGCACGCATGTACGTGTCTTCCTTATCGGCCACGCCAGCCTTGTTCATAAGCTGGGCGAAGCGGTCACAAAAGCGGAGGAAGAAGCGACCTTCGGCGAGAGCAACGGTTTGGTGCTTGGAGGAACCAATCTCATTCCACTCGATAGCACGCTTAGCAGAATTGAAACCGTTGGCGAAGCCCTGGGAGAAATCGGGGGCCCAAACCTCATGATCGGCATAAGGAGTGCCACGGGTGATCCGAGAGAAGAGAGCGAGCAGGACGGGGGCAAGTTCAGTCTTGCCGGTGCCAGGCCGTCCAACAATGATGACAACAAGGGGACGAAGTTTACGGCCACTACCAAGCAGAGCACGATAGGAAGACTCGTGGGCGGAAAGCTGGTGATACACGCTACGGAAAGGACCAGTGTAGAGGGCAGGCATCTGAATGGCGACAGACTCAGCGTTGATTGACGCATACTGCTGCATAAGGGCTTTAGTACGGAGTGCAGTGTTAAAGTCTTGACCAATGGCTTCAGGTTTCTCCAGAATAGCAGAGGCGGTGACAGCCCAAGTCTTCATTCGAGCGTGGAGGGGATCATAGAGACTTGGGATCCAGGGCTGGGGGTTCGGGTTCTCGGGGGTCTTGGTCCACCAGGCATGGACAGAATTGATCGCTTCACGAAGGCCGGGACCAATGGCATCCCAGACAGTGGTAGCGTCAATTTTGCTTTGAGCAATAGCGCGGAGGACAGGGTTAGGTCGAATGTCAGAGAATGAGGGGGCAGTCGCACCAAGAACGGTGCTAACCACTCCAAGACCGAGAGGAAGTATTGAAACGATAGAACCAAGAAATTGGGGTTCGTGGACAGGGGAGTAGAGATAGGCTTTAACCTGGAAGTCTTGAGCT